CCGCCATTTTAGACGCCTATCATCAGGGAGACATAGTTCCATATGCCCACACCAAAGAAATCGGTGCTACTGGACGCACTCGAGGGCAATCCGGGCCACAAAGTCATCCAGGACATTGGAATTGAGGCTTTAGGGGAGCCTTTCATTCCCGAGCACCTGATGGATGACGCACGCGGGTGCATCGAGGTCATCAAGCAGTCAATGCCGACGAAGGTCTATTCAGCGTTGGATAGCTTTCATTTAGCGGCGTTCGGCGTCGCTTGGGCGTTGCACAAAATGGCGGTGATCAAGATCAGTGATCCGCAATTCAAGGCGATGTGTGAACTCAATGTGAAAGCGGCGGCGCCATGGCTGGCAATCCTCAACGCTCAGGCGCAAGTCATGGTAAGCGTCGGGGCTCGACTGGGTCTCGATCCGGCAAGTCGGGCCGCGCTCAAACTGCCAGGCGCAAAGCAACAGAAGAGTCAGTTCGCTGGGCTGCTCGGGCAGACCGCGTTATTGAATTCGTCGAAAAACTTACTGTCCCCTCTGGAATAGGCCAGGGCGAGAAGTTTCATCTGCGCGAGTGGCAGAAACGCTTTCTCCGTGACGTCTACGAGCCGTGTGATCCCACAACAAGGCAACGCATAGTCCGCAGAGCGATTCTGTCGGTGGCACGTAAGAACGGCAAGAGCGCATTGATTGCCGCGCTGGCGTTGGTGCATCTGATCGGTCCGGAAGCGATTGCGAATGGTGAAGTCTATTCCGCGGCCAACGATCGCGAACAGGCCGGCATTGTCTATAAGGTTGCGGCACAGATTGTGCGAGCGAACGCTGAACTGAGTGTGTTGTTGCGGTGTATTGATTCCACCAAAACGATTAGTTGTCCTACAACGGGCTCGTTCTATCGCGCGGTATCGGCCGAATCGGGCACCAAGCATGGTCTCAACCCTTGCATGGTAATTTACGACGAGCTAGCCCAGGCAAAATCTCGCGAATTGTATGATGTACTTGACACCAGTTTCGGCGCTCGCACCGATCCATTGTTTATTGTGATCTCGACTCAATCGAACGATCCAGAACATATATTATCGAAGCTGATCGATGATGGACTGCACGCCAATGATCCGCGCATCGTCTGCCATCTCTACGAAGTACCGGAAGATACCAAGGACATCTTCGATCCGAAATGTTGGAAGGCGGCCAATCCGGCGCTTGGCGATTTCCGGTCATTAGCCGACCTCCGCGCGATTGCCGATAAAGCCGAGCGTCTGCCGGCCGAAGAGCCTAAATTCCGCAACCTCTATCTGAACCAGCGTGTTGCGCCGGTTTCATCGATGATCTCGCGCAAGGAGTGGATGGCATGCGCTGGAGCCGCAGGGTTCAGTCCTGGCGAAGACGTTTACTTAGCGCTGGATTTGTCGAATGTCGTCGACCTGACGGCATTGGTGATGGGGAGCGCGGGGGAGAGGACTCGGGTGAAAGCATTCCTCTACAAACCCGAGGACCGATTGCGCGAACACGGCAACAGGGATTTCGGATCGGCGAGCGACCGCTATTCGGAATGGGCGAAGCAGGGACATTTATTGGCGTCGCCGGGGAGATCGATCAACAAGGCGGTGGTGGCACGGAAGGTGATTGAATTGTGCCAGACCTATAATGTGCTCGGCATGGCGCACGATCGCTGGGGAATGGACGACCTTCTCCGCGTGTTTGACGATCTACAATTCGAGACATGGGAAGATCGCGACACCGAAAAGCGCGGTTCTGGTTTGCGGGTTGTGCCATGGGGTCAGGGCTTCACCTCGATGGGACCTGCGATTAACGCGCTCGAGCGTGAAGTGGTGGACCGAACTCTCGAGCATCCCAACAACCCGGCGCTCAACTGGAACATAGCGAATGCCGTGGTCAGAATGGATCCGGCGGGAAATAGAAAAATCGACAAAGATAAAGCGATATTCAGGATCGACGGGGCAGTGGCGTTAGCAATGCTGTGCGGATTGAAGTCGAAAGATCGCAAGAGCGTCGTTGACGTGGCCGGGATGATTGGATGAGTGAACGCAAAAAACTGTACTCACTCGGCTGCAAGGTAACAGCAGAGACGAAGCAAATTATTGATCAACGCGCGGCTGGATCCGGTCGCACGCAGTCTCAAGTGGTTGATGAAATGATCTGGTCTGCGTTGAAGATGGATCGCTGGGTGAACGAGCGATTAGCTAAGAAATAAGGAAAACCATCCATGCGCTACACGATCAAGACCGCACCGCCTCCTGGTGGTGATCGGTACGAGTTTGTCATGTCCGACGATAGCGTCGATCGCGCTGGTGACGTGATAGAGCAGGCCGGCTGGGATCTATCGACCTTCCAGCAGCAGGACAAGCTCAATCCGATCGCGCTGTTCAACCACAAGACCGACCAGGTGATCGGCTCATGGGCCGATGTCCGTGTGCAGGGCAACAGGCTGATCGGCCGGTTCATGCCGCTTCAGCCCGGTACATCAGAACTTGCCGACAGCGTCCGCAAGATGATCGAGCAGAACGTGCTGCGCGCGACATCGGTCGGTTTCGAGCCGAAGGAGCAAGAGCCGCTGAACGACAAAGCGAGCCCGGTTTATGGGCCGTTCCGCTTCAAGCGCCAGGCGCTGCTGGAGTGCAGCATTGTCAGCGTGCCGGCTAACCCGAATGCTGTGGCGATCGCAAGGTCGCTCAAGATTCCAGATCGAATTCTTTCCCTGACCTTTGGCGAGCAAGCCGAACCGGGTCAGGAAAAGCTAGTACCCATCGGCAAGCACGCCGTCATGAAAGATCATATCAAAGGTCACACGACCATGACGACCATTACTCCCTCGCAGCGTATCGAGCATACGCAACATGAACTCAACGATAGGCGCGATCAACTCGCCGCGCTTAACGGTGCCGAAGTATTCGATGTCGACACCGCCGAGAAACTGAATACCGAGATTGACGGTTTCGAGCGGGCACTTTCGGTGATGAAGGCGGCTGAGACCAGGATGGGGCTCTCGACCGGCATTTCAACCAGTACGGCAATGGCGACCTACACGCCGCCGGCCAGTTATGCATCAGGCAACAACCTGAAAGTGGTTGCGCCCAGCACAATTACGGCGCCCGCGATCAACCGCAGGCCGCTCGGTCAGCCGGAAGTCAATGGCCTGGATCTGTGGTCGCGTTGCGCGGCAATCGGTGTGGTGGCGCATGCCATGCGAATGCACCCCGAGATGGTTCTCGAGAAGGTGTTCGGTAATGACGAAATCACCAAGGCAGGTTTCAGCCTTGCCACCAAGGCGGCATCCGCTGCGGCTAATACGACGGTCACCGGCTGGGCTGCCGAATTGGTGCAACCGACATTCGCCGAGATGATGCCGACCTTGTTTCCGGAATCGGTCTATGGGCCGCTGTCCCCAATGGGCTTGCGACTGACATTCGGTCGTTATGGCGCCATCAACATTCCAACGCGCGCGATTACGCCGACCATTGCCGGCTCGTTCGTGGGCGAGGGACAGCCGATCCCTGTCCGTCAAGGGCTGTTCACCACGCAGCAACTGCTGCCAAAAAATATGAAGGTTATCAGCACTTGGACCAGGGAGATGGATCTCCATAGCATTCCACAGGTCAGTGCGTTGATCAGGGAAGCTATCCAGCAGGACACTTCGGTGGCAATCGATTCGGTTCTGCTTGATACGAATGCCAAGACCACGGTTCGTCCGGCTGGTTTGCGTAACGGCATCTCTGGTTTGACGGCGACGACTGGCGGCGGATTTGCCGCTCTTGTCGGCGATCTCAAGCAGCTTATTGGGGCGGTCAATACCGCGACCAATAACAATCTCCGCAATCCCGTTTGGCTGATGAATCCGGTGCAGAAAGTGAGTATCGGATTCGTTCAGCCGACATCGGCGACACCATTGTTTCCGTTCGCGGCGCAAATGGAAAACGACATGTTGCTGGGCTATCCGGTGATCGATTCCGGAACAGTGCCTGCAGGCGTCGTGATCTTCATGGACGCGGCGGATTTCGTCTCGGCTACTGATGATACGCCGAAGTTTGACGTGTCCGATTCTGCCACGCTCCACATGGAAGACACGACTCCGCTGAACATCGGCACCGCAGGCTCGCCTGCAACCGTAGCGGCGCCTTCGCAGTCCATGTTCCAGACAGATTGCATCGCTTTGCGTATGGTGCTGCCGATGGATTGGCTCATGAGAAGGGCGAGCCTTGCTTGGACCTCGGCCGTGACGTGGTAACTTCGATCAGCAAATCGTCTAAGGAAGGAATTCAAGATGGTAGATGCAACAACGCAACATCAGGACCAGCAGGCCACTGCTGAACAGGCCAAGGCGAAGGAGCAACACGCCAGAGAGCAACAGAAGAAGGGTGCCGAGGCCAAGCAGAGGTCGGTCGAGGAGACCCAGGCTGTTCAGGTTAAACCGACGCCGACTCAGGAAGAAAATGATCTCGCCGCGCTCGGCGTGCCACTTGAAACCCATGAGCCAGATGGCAGTGGGCCAGAACCGGAGCTTCGGATGGTGAGAAACAAACAATCCGAGGCGGGTAAACCGTCAGGCGGGACCTATGCGACCCGCAGCGCGACGGCAAGTCAGCCTGCCGCTACTCATGCGGCGGAACGCAAGCCAACCTGAATGGCAGGCTTGCTGTCGAAGATATTCAGCCCTCTCCTGCAAAAGGGAGAGGGCCAATTTCGGCCTGGTCCGTACATGATCAACTACGGTGGCCGTGAGGGCAACGGTTGGCTGCCCGCCGGCGCGCCGATCAATTACTGGCAGACTGGGCTATCGCCGCGGCCGATTGGCGAAAACAGCGCCATGGTCGAGGCGTGCGTCTCCGCCTACGCGCAGACTGTTGCCCAGTGTCCAGGCGACCACTGGCGCAGTCTGGGTAACGGCGGCCGGGAACGGGTCACCAATTCCGATCTCTGTCGTATCCTGCGCCAGCCCAACGACTACCAGAGCATTTCTGATTTCCTGTTAAACCTAGTGCGCAGCCTTTATTCCATAGGCGAAACGTTTGCTTACGTCGTTCGCAACAACCGCGGCGAAGTCGATAGTATGCATCTGATGCGGCACGGCATCGCCACGATAGCGGCCGATGGCTCGATCTTTTACGGCGTGATGGGTAACGAAATCGCCGAACGGCGATATGATTTCACCTCGCCGATCCCGGCGCGGGACATTTTGCACGTCCGCTTGCATACGCCGAAACATCCGTTGATCGGCGTCAGTCCCATCCTGTCTACCGCCATGGGATTGGTGATGTCGGGTGCGGTCATCGATCAGCAGATTGCGTTCTACATCAATCAGGCGCGGCCGTCGTTTCTGTTGGAGACGCCGGAAAAGCTCAACAAGGATCAGATGAAGGAACTGCGCCATTACTGGAATGATCAGACCCAAGGCGACAATGCAGGCGGCACTCCGATTCTGGCTTGGGGCCTAAAAGCTAATCCAGTGACGACGACCGCCAAGGATGGTCAGGTCGCCGACATTCTGAAAATGACCGACCAGAGCATTGCACTGGCGTTCCGAATGCCGCTGCAAGTGCTCGGCATCGGAGGCACTCCATTCGCGTCGACCGAAGCCTTGATGCAGTCCTGGAAATCGCAGGGGCTCGGGTTTGCGCTCAATCATATCGAGGAGGCGTTCGGGTTGCTGTTCAGGCTTAAGGGTCAGCCCGAAGAATATGTCGAGTTTAATACCGAGGCATTATTGCGCAGTGCATTCAAGGAGCGGATCGAGGGGCTTGCTGCGGGCGTCATGGGCGGCGTCATCGCGTCTGACGAGGCCAGGGCGCAGCTCGAATTGCCCAAGTCGCCGGGTGGTGTCGGTGAAATGGTGCGGATGCAGCAGCAGATGGTCCCCATGAGCTATGGGGCCGAGATGCAGCCGCCGGACCCGAACGCGAATAAACCGCCGCCGCCAACCACCGATACGCCGCCGCAACCCGACGCCGCCCAGAAGATGTTGCTCATTTTCAGGACAGAGGCAGATGCCCATTCCCGAATCGTCGTTTGATTTGCTGGCCAGGGAGTTAGGTGCCTTCGCCGGTCGGATCGAACGGGAAATCAATTTGCGAGTGATCGCCGCAGTCGCCGAACTCAATCGCAAGACAGCCGAATTTGAACTGCGAATAGCGATGTTCGATCAGAAGGCCGCGAGCCTTAAGGATGGTCCTCCGGGTCCGGAAGGTCCTCCGGGTCCGGAAGGTGCGGGTTCTACCGTGCCGGGGCCACCCGGAGATATCGGCCCGCAAGGGCCGCAAGGACCGCCAGGCGAGACCATACAAGGGCCTCCCGGCGAGAAGGGCATGGAAGGGCCCCCCGGCCCGATGGGTGCGCTTGGGCCGCCTGGAGCGCCCGGCAAACTGCCTCTGGTGCGCGTCTGGAATGACGGGATTCATTACGAGGGCGATATCGTCACCCATGACGGCAGTACTTGGCAGGCGCAGCGCGATACGGGACGATCGGCGCCGCACGAAGACTGGATCTGCCTGGCGCGCTCGGGGCGAGACGGGAGGGACGGAGCCTCGCTGCAGGTTCGCGGTACCTGGGATGCGAATGCCCATTATGAAGCATTGAACGTTGTCGTGCTTAATGGTGGCGCTTTTGTTGCGAAACGCAACGAGCCCGGCGCCTGTCCTGGCGATGGCTGGCAGTTGATGGCGAGCCAGGGCAAGCAAGGCAAACCGGGCGACAAGGGACCGGTAGGCCCCGCCGGCCCGCCCGGCAAGGATGCGCCGGTGATCGTGCGGATGGAGGCCGATAATGACGGGTTGATCCGGCTCGTCACCAGCGATGGCAGT